CCCGGCAATTACAGCGTTTGGTAATGCTTGGACATCCATTCTAGGAACATTGCCGGCTATTATCAGTGCATTTAGCGGGTTGGTTGGTGCCATTGGTTCTGCGATCAGTCAAGTAGCTACCGCAATCACTCCGATTGTTCAAATCATCGGAAATACTATCACAGCAGTAACTCAGATTATCGCTAACGCTATCGTGGCAATTGCTCCGGTTATCTCGAATTGCATCGTTCAAGTTGCTCAAGTGATTGGTCAATTTGGCCCACAGATTGCAATGGTTTTACAAGTAATTGTACAAGCTATCCAAGCAACGGCACCAGTCATTATGACCTTGATTCAAGGGATTGTGACAGTGGTTCAAACACTTGCACCAGTTATCAGTCAAGTGATTTCTGCAATTGTCACAGTCGTCCAAACTCTCGCACCTATCATCAGTCAGATTATTTCAGCGATTGTTACAGCAATCACTCAAATTGTGCCTATCATTACAGCAATCGGTGGTGTGATTAGTGCTGCGTTCAGTGGCATTGCATCGGTTGTTTCAGCCGCAGGAATGGCAATAGCTACGGCTGCAATGGGTATCGGTACGGCTATTAGCACGGCATTAAGCGGTGTTTCTGGTGTAATTTCCGCTGCCGGTTCAGCCATTGGTGCAGCCTTGCAGGGTATTGCTAGCGTGGTTCAGTCGGTTGGTACTTCTATCGGCACAGCGGCTCAAGGTATCGGAAACGGTATCAAATCAGCGTTTGAAGGTATTTCAAGTGTCATTACATCAGCCGGCAGTGCAATCAGTAGTGTATTGAATAGCCTAGCTAATGTGTTTAACTCAATCGGTACCGCAGCGCAAAAGGCTGGTAATGGATTCAATCAACTTGCCAATGGTGTCGTTAAGATTACCAATACCAATCTTGCGGACATGGCTGCATCTCTTGCAGCGGTTGCCAAGGGGGTTGGTTCTATCGGTGATAATTCAGCGGGACTTGCCACAGCGGGTACTGGCATGAAGAACCTTGGCGACGGCATGAGTAAGGTATCTAGCTCAGCATCTAGTGCTGTATCTGGTCTGACATCATTCTCAAGCACGATTACAAGCATTCAGTCATCATTTACTAACTTACAATCATTGTTGACCACAGCGGGTACTGCATTCAGCACGTTCTCAAATCAAGCTAGTCAATCGCTAGCTGGTTTAACGGCTATCGTAGCCCCTATCACGGCGTTTAGAACGCAAATCATGACACTAGCACCGGCCTTGATGGTTGCTGCGACTGGTTTAACTCAGTTCAGCACAGTTTCAATGACATTGACTGCTAGCATGACTTCTATCAGCTCAAGCATGACTATGTTAACTACTAGCTTAACTATGTTAGCTACTCAGTTGACTATGATCACTACGAGCATGACCATGATGGCTACTAGCTCAACTATGTTAGGGACTAGCTTAACGCTTGTAGGTACTCAATTCATGATGATTGGTACTTCATTGACCATGCTAAACACTCAATTCATGTTGTTTGCCACTAGCTTGATGCAAATGACATCACAGCTCATGATGGCAAGCTCAGCAGTGACCATGTTTGGTGCTCAACTCATGACTGCTCAAACCGGTTTCAGCATGGTTTCCATGATGGCTACTATGGTATCTAGTCAGCTTGCTATGCTTGCTAGCTCAGCCCAAATGGCAGGAGCTGGACTTGCAATGGTAAGTGCTCAAGTCATGATGCTTGCTAGTGTATTCGCTACCGTTGGAGCGGCAGCCATGACCTTGCAGGCAACAATGATGTCACTTGGTATGGCGGTTAGTGCCGGTATGATGTCAGCAGTCCAAGCTGTAACGTCTGGTGCTATGCAAATGACTGCGGCTCTACGTTCTAGCGGAATGCAAATGGTTGCTAGCACTCAAGCATTCATGAATCAAATTGTCTCAGCGGTTCGCAACGGCATGAATCAAGTAGTTGCTGCTATTCGTGCCGGTGGTGCTCAAATGGTATCAGCTATGCAAGCAAGCGGACAGCAGTTAGTTGCAGTAACGCAAGCAGCAGTTAACCAAGCAGCAGCCGCAGCAAGGGCCGGATATGGCGCTTTCTTCTCAGCTGGTGCTTACATGGGGCAAGGTCTTGCCGCTGGTCTTAACTCAGCTCTTGGAGCAGTTACAGCAGCAGCTAACGCCTTGGTGGCACAAGCAGAGCGTGCAGCTCAAGCTAAAGCCAAAATTCACTCACCTTCACACCTATTCCGTGACCAAGTTGGTTGGTATATTGGCCTTGGTATCGCTCGAGGTATCGACGAATCAGCACCAGAGGTAGCTAATAGCTTGGATTACATCCGTGACCAAGTTAACGGGTTCAATGTTCGAGCTAATGCAATGTTGACCGGTGCCACTTCAAACATGGCAAGTCAGCTTAAGATGGAAGTCTTACGAGATAAAACACCAGACGCTACGATTTCAGCCCGTCAAGAAGCTTACGCTGCTCACTCAGCCGGCTTGCTTGGTGATGTGATTGACGCTCTTGGAGAACTCAAGGACCAAGTGGCACAAGGTCAAAACATGGTGTTAGACACTGGTGCTCTAGTTGGTGGCACAGTTAATAATTTCAATAGTGCCATTGATACGATTAAAACACTGAAAGGACGACACAGATTATGATTACTAAAATCAAAGAATATATAAAATTTGGCGATTTCAATAGTCGTGACGCTGGGTGGTACCTACAGAAACGTGAAGCACCAACCCCAGACGAGAAAGAAATCGTCGAGTCTATCCCCTTCATGCAAGGGGTACTCGACTTCTCTAGCGTTTTAGGGGAACGTGTCTTCGAGCCTAGAGAGATTACATACGAGTTTAAATTGCCATTCACCGAGTATGAATCCCGTAAGACCGCAGAGCGTATGATTAAGTCTCAAATGGTGACTAAAACGGAACGCAAGCTGTTTGATACGCATGACCGACGCTATTATTGGATGGGTAAAATCAAGCACATCAAAGTAGCTGATGACCCGATTAAGAAGAATCTGGTCGCTACCATCACATTTAAGTGCTATCCGTTCGCCTTCCATGAAAACGAATACTTCGATGATGTATGGGACACATTCGATTTTGAAAATGACGACTCAACATGGACTAAATGGCAACTTGGATATACAAAATCAGAAAGGACAATCTATTTTGTCAATTCTGGTGATACATCTATCAGTCCAGTAATCTATTGTGATGAAGATATCACGCTTACTGATTCAGAGGGTGTAATTTACAACCTCAAACGTGGTGAAAATAGGGAGTTTGCATTGACACTTTATCAAGGGATTAACTACTTTAAGGCTAAAGGTAATGGCACAATAGCCATGCACTTTAATAACGAGGTGATGGCATGAGTGCAAGCGGTAAAATCGAAGTATTTAACATCAGCCACACGGGCTATGCTGTCAAGGTTTCAAATCTCAGAAATGATACTGGTATCAAAGGGGTGGTATTCCCAACGTGGAGCAGAAAGACAAACTACTCGCCTAGTGCCGGAAAAGTTATCGACCAGGACGACATCATTTGGTACGACGGTGTTGAATGGGGCGGTAACTGGTACTGTACTGTTAACGTCTCAGACCATAACGACGAGCGAGGTGAGTTTCTAACGCATGTCTATGTGTACGACAATAACGGGCAACTCGTCGGAGTTGGTGGGGAGAAAATCGTCGTTCCTGAGCCACCCGAAACCGCTAAGCAAAAGGGAGGCTATGCTGTTTATTGGTGGAGTGACTTCAACGCTAGACGGTGGGATAAACTCAATCGCACCACGTATGGACGCAAGACTATCCACGACCCGTACAGCCCAAGAGGGGGCACAGTTATCGTTGGTGAAATTAACCAAGCTCTAAACACTATTCATGAGTTTTCGTTTGCTGTCCCATTTACGCACCCTCTCTACAATAAGATGGTGCCGTTTAAGTCAATCGTCGAGGTGGTCAATCTCTATGACGGAAAGGTCGAGTTTGTGGGCAGAGTGTTGACATCGACGAACGAAATGACAACGGACGGATTCGCTCAGAAAGTGACCTGCGAGGACTTCCTTTCATTCTTGCATGATTCCGCTCAATGGTTCCAGAAAATACCGAACCAAGGAGCAGCACCTTACTTAACTGAAATTCTAAGGGTTGCTAACGGAGAGGTTGAAGACTACAAACGCATCAATCTTGGTACTTGCACGGTTAACAGTAGGACGGATAAGCCTTGGCGTTACCTTGGATATGAAAGCACTTGGGACTGTGTCCGAGAGCGTATCATTAACAATATTGGGGGATATTTGACCATTTACGAGCGGAACACTCGCTTATATGTCGATTGGACCGCCCAGATTGGAGAAACCAAGAAATCACCGCTTCAAATCGGTAAGAATATTAAATCAGCAAGCCGAGAGCTTGATTTTGACGGTCTAGCTACTCAAATTATGCCGATTGGTGCTGATATCCAGAAGGAACATCCAGACGAGGACCAGAGCCCTGATGTGACCAGAGAACAGTTGACCATTTGGCACGTTAACAATAACAGTGCGTTTTTGGAAGACAAAGAGCTGATAAAAGAGTTTGGTATTATCCGTAAGGCTGTAATCTGGACTGAAATCGACAACCCTAGCGTTTTGCTTGCCCGTGGTAAGCAGTACTTACGTAACCAAAAAATCGCACTCGCGAAGTGGACAATCTCAGCGGTAGAGCGTTATCTGATTGATAGCCGTTACGATAAATTTGAAATTGGGAACAAGCACCCGATTATCAACGCCCCTCTATCTGGGATTGAAACTTTGCAAATCTTGGAGAAAAAAATCGATATCCTAAACCCACAGAGCGTTGATCTAACCATCGGCTCACAATCTCAGTCACTTTCAGCATACCAACTTCAATTACAAGAAGCTGAAAACTCAATCGAACGCTTGAAACAGAATACATCAACGGCTAATAAAGAGAAGCGCTTGAAGGCTCTTAAAGACCAACTCGCAGCACTCAAGAATAAACCTAGCTCAGCACCTACAGCCCCAACGTCACCAACACCGCCAAGTCCAAACGCATCAGCGGACGAAATTGCCGCTTATGATAAGCAATACGCTGATTATCTCGTGGCTAAGGCTAACTATGATAATCAGCTTGCATCGTACAACATGGACGAGCAGGAACGTGCTAGAACGATTAAGGACGTAGAAGCTGAAATTGCTAAGTTGCAAAAAGAATTAAATGGAGGTAATTAAACATGCCACAAACTGAAGCAGAGGGACGTTTGAACCTCTACGACGATG